CGCAGACCAGCTTCCAAGTTGAGAGGCACTATGCCTCACGTGGAGGGCGTTACCGCATCCTCCTGCCCGTGGCTTACGCCACGGAGCCCCATCCGGCTTTGATGTTGACGGCCGGCCGTCCAGCACGTTCAAGATGCCTCTCACTCCCGGTTGCAATTTGACCGAGGGCTGTTTGACCCATTACCTCATCAAGTGCTGAGGACTGACGGGCTTCCAGCAGAGTTAGGCACTTCAGCAGGGCATCTTGGCCATCCAATACTGAAACTGGGATGACCGTGGAAACCCTCATGCCCCTGACAAGGGGACGATGAAGATTCCGGCACAGCCTCTGTGGGGGTTCAATCCCTAGGAAGCTGAACCTGCCGAGCATCGGAGATGTCTCAGCGACATACGGGAAGGGTATCAACCCTTCCAATACCTCGTCGAGGTACGCCGCCGTTTTCCACATGCCAGCTTTATATAGCTGGTTACGTGTACTGACGGTGGACACGATCTCCAAAACGTCCTGCCGTGACGTTGGTAGCGGCGACCGAAGGCGAGTGACACGAACGTCCTCGCCCCCGTACCAGTCCCAACCGCATGACTCTCTGAACTTCCCAGTCCAGAAAGACTTACCGAGGTTAACCACAAGGCCGAAAGCCTCTAGTGCCTCGATCACGGAATGCACATGCTCCACAGGGACAATAATGTCGTCCCCGTAGCAACGCACCTTTTCGCGGTAGGACATTAAGTCCTCCACGGTCAGGGTGCGCCCAAGGTCCTTCTCGATCCCGAGAAATATGAGGGTGGTAAATACCATTGCCTCCACGGGAAAGGTCAGGGCCGAGCCCATCGACGCGAACTTGGCCAGTGGTATTAAACCATGGCCAGGCACATCAGCCGTCCGGGATCGAGCTGCAGCAACCCCTCTTTCAAGGTGGGGATGATCTGCCAGCAAGACTCGTACATGCTGGTTCGCGACTCTATCGGAGGCCTCTTTGAGATCAAGAGTGGCAAAGGCTCCATTCTGAGAGCCCTGCCTAGCAAGATGCTTATTAGGCACCTCGCTTGTCCATCCGATAAGGCTCCAAGCGAAGTCATCTGCTTGGAGTTCCCTCTGGAGAGCACCCAATATCCCCTGTTGCATATATTGCATTGCAACAGGCTCAATCGAGATGATCCGTGGAGTCTTGAGCGTTTTAGGCACTGAGATGACCCTGACGGGTCGCTCGGCACCAGGCTCGAGGATTCGCACGTCGTCAAGATTCCCGAAGTCCCAGACGCTGGACGTAAGATGCTCCCAATGAGGGAACACTTGTTCCAGTCTACTGGTCCACTCCCTTTGGGCCCACTTCGCGTTTCCGCGGGTGGACTCGGCAGTGGCTCCAGGACCGTGTTTCGGGACGATGGCGCCGGCGTGGACATCAAAATCCACCCGGCTGAAAACACCAGCCCAAAGCAGACGACCAAGGCGAGCAAACCGACGCATAGTTTCCGCGTCGACGCTGTCATGGTTATCACGTACGTACCTCTCTGTCTCGACGTACTGTGCCATCGCGGCACTCTCCCGGGCGGATGTACACGGAAGAGCTATCTTGGCCCACATCAGTGTAAACTGGCGTATGGCCCAGATGGCCGTTACCGACGGTTCGTCGAGTAGGCGGCCTGTCAAGCGGTCGAACACAAGCTCAAAGAACCCCGACATAAACTTCGGGACTCCGGCTCTCTTGCCTGTAAGGGCGAAGAGCTCCTGAACCACCTGACCCTCGTCAAGGCTACGTTCAAAGGCCTTGGCAAAGGCAGGGAGGGCTATCGTAAGAAACGACAACCCCTCATGCTCTACCCGCACCAGAACAGTATTGTAGTCCTGGTCGGTGCTAGTGCAACACCACGTGCCCAAGTCATCGAGCACGTGTCGCAAGAACTCGTTGAGGCTTTTCATCTGCCCTCCGTTAACATCGGGGGTCGCAGAATCCCTAGCGAGCCATCACTTTGTGAAAATTGGAGAGGGAGAGGACACTTGCACCGCCTGTCTGGATTCCCAGACGACTCCGTGCCCCTCCTACCCCTAGGCCAGAGGAAAGATCCTCCGGACCTAGCTCTCACCACCCAGAATTTGGGTGATCTTCGCGCCGCTGGAAGCGGTCAGCCAGGTCATCAAAGCATCGATGACCTGCTTCTGCTCCACAACGGTGTACCCCACACGAGGCACGTCGAAAACGACGTACGCCGACATGGTGTACTCCTGGTTCATACCAGTTGCGAATGGGTCTGCTGCCACCTTTCGGTGGTTGACCCGCGCGATCCTGCGTGTCCGCTTCCCATAGGAGTTGGACACAACCAGGCGGACGAGGTTATCGGAGCTACTAAAAGCTCCGGTATCCACGCCCTGAGCGACCCTCGGAAGAGGAATCGCAA